CACAAACTGCAGCATCAACTGTAGGTCCAACTGGCAAGTCCTGTAAGCATGGTGTAATGTCACAGCGTACAGGCTCTGGTGCTAAGGGTCCTTGGAAGGCATACATGTGCCCCTCACCTAAGGGAACTCCTGACCAGTGCGAACCAGTATGGCTTCGCCGTGGCGATGCAGAATGGAATAGTTTCTAAACAATGAGAACACTTGCCCGCGCCGTAGGTACGAAAGACATTGGTGGCGAACCGCTTCCAACAGTATTCCGTACCTTTGATATCAATAAAATCGTATTTCGACGTGCCGAAATCTCGATGATTGCTGGTACTCCCGGTGCTGGTAAGTCTTCCGTTGCTTTAGCCCTTGCGCTTCGTGCCAAGGTTCCTACACTTTACGTGAGTGCTGATACCAATGCTCACACTATGGCTATGCGCCTGCTGTCTATGATTACTGGCAAGCCTCAGTCCGATGCAGAACATATGCTGGAGACTGATGTTGCTGGTAGTCGTAAGACCATTAACGAGAACTCGGGGCATATCTTCTGGTCATTCGATTCAAGCCCAACGCTTGATGACCTTGACCAAGAAGTATCTGCTTTCGAGGAGTTGTGGGGCTGTTCTCCGACTCTCATTGTTATCGATAACCTTATGGATATGGCTAATGATGGCGGAGAAGAGTTTGCGAACATGCGCTCAACTCTAAAAGAACTAAAATATCTCGCAAGAGATACTAACGCTGCTGTTGTAGTACTTCATCATACGAAGGAGTCCTACACGGGTACACCGTGTCAGCCACGTTCTGCTTTGCAGGGCATGGTTGCACAGTTACCCGCTCTTATCTGTACCGTGGGTACTGATGCTCCCGGCTTTATTGCCATAGCACCAGTGAAGAACCGGTACGGTAAGGCAGACCCATCAGGCAACACTGCCTATTGGTTGAACTTTAACCCTGAATATATGGATGTCTCTGACATCGCTGAGAGGTTAATATGAGTATATTTGAACCCATAATTCCAGACCCCAACTGGGGACTTCCTACTACTACAGTAGACCCAGAAGAATGGGAAGATGATGACTAAACATATAACAGAACTAAAACCAGATTATACAAGGGCGATGGATATACGTGGTGAACCTACCAGTGTATGCATCTGTGGGAGTTTCATATGGAACCTGAAAGTATCATTCGATGAGTATGGTACTATCAGTATGTATTTTCTAGATATGGAGTGTGCTGACTGTGGAACACAGGCAACCGCGCCAATTGAGGAGTAATAATGAAACTGACAACATACGCTTGGATAATGGCTGCTGTAGTCTTTGTGGGAACCTTGCCTCACGCTGTGGGTGCGATGTTCCAGAAAAGTCAAGCAGTGGTTATTGGAGCAACCGAGAGTTGCAAGAACTTACATTTCGTATCTCTTAGGGATATGAAGAAACTTGCCAAAAGAATTGGCAGACAAGAAGCGCTTGCGATGTACAAAAGTGAATACGAGTGGAAAGCACTCTTCACCTTGTGGAATAAAGAGTCTCGCTGGGATTATACAGCAGACAATCCACGCTCAAGTGCCTACGGAATACCTCAGATGTTAAACATGGATGAAGGAACTCCTATGGTACGTCAGATTGAATTAGGATTGAAATATATCCAACACCGCTACGATACTCCATCGAGGGCATTAGCCTTCCATAATCGTAATGGCTGGTACTAAGTAATGGGTGGTCGCGCTGCCAAGGCTAAGGGTGCAGGAGCCGAACGAGATGTAGTAAAATACCTCAAGGAATGGTTTCCATATGTAGACCGTAGACTTGCTGGCGCGACCCTCGACAAAGGTGATATCTCTGGTATCCCCGGAGTTACCATTGAGATAAAGAACCATGCTAAGATGGATTTGGCTGGTTGGACAGAAGAGTTGATAGTCGAGATGACTAACGACAAGGCGTGGACAGGCGTAGTCGTGCACAAGCGAAAGGGACGGGGTAATCCTGGAGATTGGTATGCGACTATGCCTGTACATGTATGGGTAGCACTACTTAGGAAGGCGTTAGATAAATGATTATATATGACCTATTCTCTGGCACTGGTAGTTCAACTCAGGCATTTAAAGATGCCGGACATACAGTTATTTCTTTTGAGATTGATGGCAACTTCGTTGCTACTGAACACGTAAACATTCTGAACCTTAAGGCAGATGAGTTGCTTGCCAAGTATGGTCGTCCTGATTTCATCTGGGCGTCACCACCCTGCACAGCATTCTCTGTTGCATCAATGACTAAGCACTGGGATAAGAAAGATAAACTTGCTTACCCAAAGACAGAGGGAGCCCTCAAGGGCATCGCCTTGGTTGAACACACATTGAATTTGATTAAAGATTTAGACCCGAAGTATGGTTGGTTGCTAGAGAACCCTAGAGGTATGCTCAGGATACTGCCTCTCATGCAGGATTACATTCGTAGAACTGTTACCTACTGCCAGTACGGTGATACTCGTATGAAGCCTACAGACCTGTGGGGCAACGTTCCGGGGTGGACACCAAAGAAACCATGTAATAATGGCTCAACGTGTCACGTAGCCTCTCCTCGTGGCACTTCATCAGGAACTCAAGCATTAGTAAATGCAACTGAACGTTCTCGTGTACCATATGACCTTGGAAAAGAAATTATGGAAGCACTAGAGGTATTAAATGAAGTATGATAAGCCCGATATAGCAGTTATTTTAGAGTATTATGGCGCTAATGTTCCAACTCGACGTGGTTGGTTTGGCATGAAGTGTCCGTTCCACAATGATAGCCACGCATCTGCATCAGCAACTAGAGACGACAACGCCTTCTGCTGCTTCGCTTGTCAGATGAAGGGCGATGGGTATGCTATAATTATGCAGAAAGAAGGAGTTGAATTTCGTGAAGCAATCAATATCGCAGAGAGAATCTTTAACCAAAGCGGCAAAGTTCTACCACAGCGCTCTACACGAGGCGGAGGACTATCTCGCAGAACGGGGAATAACTCTGGAACAGGCAACTCGCGCTCGATTGGGCGTCGTTCTAGAGCCTCTAACGGGTCATGAAAACTACACCAATAGACTTGCAATTCCGTACATTACACGCTCGGGGGTGGTTGACCTTAGATTCCGTTCAATGGACTTATCAGAGCCCAAGTACATGGGGCTTACTGGAGCGACAACGCATCTCTACAACGTGGGTGCATTCTTCCGAGCCTCGTCATATATTTCTATCTGTGAAGGTGAGATTGACACGATTACGCTCGATATGGCTTGTGGGATACCTTCGGTGGGGGTGCCCGGAGTCAACAACTGGAAGAAACATTACACACGTCTTCTGCAAGATTTCGAGAAGGTTTTTCTTTTCGCTGATGGTGATAGTGCCGGTACTGATTTCGCTAAGCATCTTGCTAAAGAATTACCTAACTTGGTGATAGTACAGATGCCTGATGGCGAGGATGTAAACAGCATATATCTCAAACATGGTGTAGACTTCTTTCAACAAAAGATTGGAAGTGTTATCGATGCTGTTTCCTGATAAAGATGGTTTAGTACACTGCGAGACAGCAGATTGCGACTATGCCACTACTGACCTGTTTGACTTTCTTGACCACTGTGGCGTTGAGTTCACATGGGACGTGAGAGTTACACCTAAGCATTCATTTGATTTATTTAAGTTCTTCCAAGTTGTTTCTGATGCAGTTAATCATGGAGACCTTGAAGATGCATATCAAATCATACAGGACACAGCATTCCTTTTCGTCAACGCTTCTAGTGATGAACTAGATGACTTCATTGAGGAGTCCATCGTGGCTGACGAAGCAGATATAGGAATTAAAAACATCGAAAGGATGTTAAGAGAGAATGGAAAAGGCTGAGATGGGTGCCGTAAAAGCAGTGCTGTACAATGGTTTTAACGTGTCTGACATGGATAACCATGAACCTACTGACCTAGAGTTAGAGGTATGGGCAGTGTCAGATGAGTTAAATACTTTATTGCTGTCCAAGCATAAGGACTATGGTCCGACTAATATCTCTCTAGCGCCGGGTGGTCCTCTCAATGGATTGCGTGTACGTATGCATGACAAGTTGGCTCGTATCAATCACTTGCTAGATAGCAATCGTCACGACACGCCAGCACATGAATCCCTTGAGGATTCCTTTAGAGATTTAGCAAACTATGCTATCATTTCGATACTCGTACTGAAAGGTAAATGGCCAACAGAATGAAAATCTTTGGACCCTATAAAGGCAGCAAGCAAAATGGTGGACGTCCAATCTACGTCTTTAAGAGAAAGAAAAAGAATGGTGAAGTCGTTACTACTTCTAGCAACAAGGCTCGCGTGGATTATGAAAAAGCCACAGGTAAATCCTTACCAAGAGAAACAGAAGTCGACCACAAGAACAACAAAGGCAGAGCAGGCGACGACAGAATATCGAACCTCAGAACCATTTCCAAAAGTAAGAATGTGGGACTAGAGAACAAGCGTCGCGCTAAGAAGTCACCAGTCAAAAAGAAAGCGACGAAGAAGAAGCCATGAAAAATATAGTTTGTATATCCGACTTGCAGGTTCCATATCACGATGTAGAAGCCACCAAAGCAGTGGCTAAGTTTATCCAATGGTATCAACCTGAGACAGTCGTCTCTTGTGGAGACGAGATGGATATGCAGACAATCAGTAAGTGGAGTAAGGGTACTGAACTAGAGTATGAACGCTCTATTGGTCGTGACCGTGACCTTACACGCCAAGTGTTGTATGACTTAACAGTTGAACACATGGTGCGTAGTAATCATACTGACCGCTTGTTTAACACAGTGGCTATGAGAGCGCCGGGACTTCTCGGATTGCCTGAATTACATTTAGAAAACTTTCTTGGTCTCGATGAACTTGAGATTAAATACCACGCTGACCCTTATGAACTAGCCCCTGGCTGGTTGCTTATGCATGGTGATGAGGGCAACGTACAGCCTACTGCCGGTGCCACTGCATTGGGCTTGGCTAAACGCTCAGGCATGAGTGTAGTGTGTGGTCACACGCACCGCATGGGCTTGACACATCAGACTCAGACATATCGTGGTGGTAAGCCACGTACTATCTGGGGTATGGAACTTGGTAATCTCATGGATTACCGTAATGCAAAGTATATCAAGGCTGGGCTATTCACATGGCAACAGGGCTTTGGTATCTTGCACGTTGATGGCAAGAACGTAACACCACAGTTAGTACCTATCATCAATCAGTCATTTACTGTTGATGGAAAGACTTTTAAGTGGTAGTTACTGAAACTTATTCTGGCGTAGTCGCTGCTATTGCTTACGAATACTCACGTAAGTATCACATGTGTGATGCCGATGATATTCGACAGGAACTATGGATATGGTTCTTAGAGCACCCTAACAAGGTTAAGACATGGGAGCAGTTAGAAGGTAAGCAGTCT